CGGAAAATGGGAAAGACCGGACAACATATTAAACAACTGGCGAGTTACAAAAACAACACTAAGGCTAGGATCAAGAATCGTAGGCAAGTGTATGATGGGCTCAACTTCAAACGCATTAGATAAAGGTGGAAATAATTTCAAAAAATTATACTATAATTCAGACGTTACAAAAAGAAATCGCAACGGACAAACTTCTTCTGGACTCTATTCTTTGTTCGTCCCTATGGAATGGAACTACGAAGGATTCATGGATTCTTACGGATCACCTGTTTTCGTTAGAGAAAAAGATTCAATCAAAGGAGTCGACGGTTACGACATTACAACAGGCGTTATTGAACACTGGCAAAACGAGGTTGAAGGATTAAAGTCTGATCAAGACAGTTTAAATGAATATTATCGTCAATTCCCAAGAACAGAACAACACGCTTTTAGAGATGAGTCTAAACAAAGTTTATTTAATTTAACAAGAATTTACCAACAAATAGACTATAATGAAGAAATTAATAACAATAATTCAGTAACAAAAGGAAGTTTTAAATGGATTAATGGAATTAAAGATAGTAAAGTAGTATTTTATCCTAATAAAAATGGTAGATTTAATATATCTTGGGTTCCTCCAGTTGATTTGCAAAATTCAATTATATTAAAAAATGGAAATAAATATCCTGGTAATGAGCATGTAGGTGCTTTTGGTTGTGATAGTTATGATATAAGTGGAACTGTTGATGGTAAAGGATCTAATGGATCTTTACACGGTTTAACAAAGTTTAGCATGGAAAATGCTCCACCTAATCATTTTTTTTTAGAATACATAGCTAGACCTCAAACTGCTGAAATATTTTTTGAAGAAATACTAATGGCTTGTTTATTTTATGGTATGCCTATATTATGTGAAAATAATAAACCTAGATTATTGTATTATTTTAAAAGAAGAGGCTACAGAGGTTTTTCAATTAATCGTCCTGATAAAATTTGGAATAAATTATCTGTAACAGAAAAAGAAATAGGTGGAATACCTAATTCAAGTGAAGATATTAAACAAGCGCATGCCGCTGCAATAGAGTCTTATATAGAAAAATACGTAGGAGTTAATGGAAACAATTATGGTGATATGTATCACCAAAAAACATTAGAAGACTGGGCTGTTTTTAATATAAATAATAGAACAAAACACGATGCTACAATTAGTTCTGGTTTGGCTATAATGGCTTGTAATAAAAACTTATATAGACCAACTCCTAAAAGAGCAAATAAAAATATTGATTTAGGAATTAAAAGATATAATAATGAAGGGTTTTCTTCTCAAATAATAAAATAAATGATATACACTGATACTAATAGCACTTTCCCAGATCAAGTAGTTTCCGATGAGATAAAATCAAGCTATGAATATGGTTTGCAAGTAGGTAGAGCTGTAGAAGGCGAATGGTTTAGTGGAACTAGAAACGGTTTAGGTAATAGATATTCTACTAATTTTAACAATTTTAGAAATCTTAGGTTATATGCTAGAGGTGAACAGCCTGTGCAAAAATACAAAGATGAATTAGCTATTAATGGTGATTTGTCTTATTTAAACCTAGACTGGCAACCTGTTCCAGTGATATCTAAATTTGTAGATATAGTAGTTAATGGTATGTCTGAAAAACTTTATGAAGTAAAAGCTTATGCACAAGATCCAGCATCTCTAAAACAAAGAACTGAATATGCTACTAGAATACTTAGAGATATAGAAACTAAAGAATATTTAGATAATATAAAAAATGTATTAAATTTAGATTTATATTCTTCTAAAGATCCTGCTAATCTTCCTCAAAATTCTGAAGAACTTGAACTTCATATGCAACTAGACTATAAGCAGTCTGTTGAAATAGCTGAAGAAGAATTAATAAATAATACTTTAGATAGGAATAAATATGAATTAACTAGAAGAAGGTTTAATCAAGATTTAGTTATTTTAGGTATAGGAGCTGTTAAAACAAGTTTCAATAAAGCGGAAGGTATAACTGTAGACTATGTTGATCCTGCTAGATTAGTATACTCCTATAGTGAAGATCCTAATTTTGAAGATATATGGTATGTTGGAGAAGTTAAAAAAATAAGTTTAGCTGAGCTTAAACAAGAATTTCCAAAATTAACAGAGTCAGAATTAGAAAAAATACAAAAATATCCTGGTAATAGCAGTTATCTTAATCAATACGATGGTGGCAATGACAGTAATAGTATTTACGTATTATACTTTGAATATAAAACATATACTGATCAAGTTTTTAAAATAAAACAAACAGCTACGGGATTAGAAAAAGCATTAGAAAAACCAGACACGTTTAACCCAGAGCCAAATGACAACTTTGATAGATTATCTAGATCAATTGAAGTATTATATAGTGGAGCTAAATTACTAGGGCATGAAATGATGTTAAGTTGGGGTTTATCTGAAAATATGACAAGACCTGAGTCGAATTTAGTCAAAGTTAATATGAATTATAGCTTATGTGCACCTAGAATGTATAAAGGGCGTATACAGTCTTTAGTTTCTCGTATAACAGGTTTTGCTGATATGATTCAATTAACACATTTAAAACTGCAGCAAGTCATGTCTAGAGTAGTTCCTGATGGTGTTTATTTAGATGCTGATGGTTTAGCTGAGATAGATTTAGGCAATGGAACAAATTACAATCCACAAGAGGCTCTGAATATGTATTTTCAAACTGGTAGTATAATAGGTAGATCTATGACTCAAGATGGCAATATGAATCCAGGTAAAGTCCCTATACAAGAATTGTCAACCTCAAGTGGTCAAGCTAAAATACAATCACTTATACAAACTTATCAATATTATTTGCAAATGATAAGAGATGTAACTGGATTAAACGAAGCTAGAGACGGTAGTACTCCTTCTAAAGATTCTTTGGTTGGATTACAAAAAATAGCTATAGCTAATTCTAATACAGCCACTAGACACATAGTTCAAGCTAGTCTTTATTTAACGCTAAGAACTTGTGAAAACATAGCATTAAGAGTTGCTGATTGCCTTAAGTTTGATTTAACAAGAGAAGCACTAAAATCAAGTATAAGCTCTTATAATGTAGGAACTTTAGAAGATATAGTTGATTTGCATTTATATGATTTTGGAATATTACTAGATCTTACTCCTGATGAAGAAGAAAAAGCAAAATTAGAGCAAAATATTCAAGTAGCTTTACAAAGTGGTCAAATAAATTTAGAAGATGCAATTGATATTAGACAAGTTAATAATTTAAAACTTGCTAATCAATTATTAAAGCAAAGAAGAAAAATTAAACAAAAACAAGATCAACAAACGCAACAAGCTAATATACAAGCTCAAGCGGCTGCGCAAGCTGAAACTGCTGAAAGAACTGCAATGGCTGAAGTACAAAAACAACAAGCTCTAGCGGACACTACAGTTAATATAGAGCAAGCTAAGTCTCAGTTTCAAATAAACAAAATGGAAAGAGAAGCAGAGATAAAAAGACAATTAATGGAAGTCGAGTTTAATTTTAATATGGAATTAACTAAAGCTAAAGGTGAATCTGAAAGAAATAAAGAACAATTTATTGAAGATAGAAAAGATGAAAGAGCTAAGCTTATTGGAACTCAACAAAGCCAAATGATAGATCAAAAGAAAAATGATTTATTACCAACAAATTTTGAATCTGCAGGTAATGACAACCTAGGCGGATTTGGATTGGAACAGTTTTCTGTTTCATAACATTTATTAATTATTATATTATATTATGTCAAATAAAACAAAAGAACAACCGATAGTAGACGAAACAAAAGAAGGTTTAAAAATAAAAAAGAAAATAAATAGACCTAAAAATCTTGTTAATAATAATGAAACTGTTAAAGTTGATTTATCTAAACCAAAAGAAAAAGAAACTGAAGATATAACTAAAATAGAAATAAAAGAAGAAGTTAAAGCAGTTGATAAAAAAAGCCCAATAGAGCAAGTTGAAAAAGAAGAAATTAAAGAAGAAAAAGTTGATACAAAACCTTCTATAATTCAAGAGATAACTGAAGAAGAAATAAAAGAAGAAACTCAAAAAGTAACTAAAGAACTAAAAGAAGCTGTTAGAGATGAAGAAGTAATTAGTAAGAAATTACCAGAAAACATAGAAAAACTAGTTAGCTTCATGGAAGATACAGGAGGCAATGTAGAAGATTACGTAAGACTAAATGCTGACTATACTAAAATAGATGAAGATACATTACTGAGAGAATATTATAAAAATACTAAACCACATTTAAACAAAGAAGAAGTTGACTTCATACTTGAAGACAATTTTTCTTGGGATGAAGAAGTGGATGAAGAGCGAGCTATAAAAAAGAAAAAACTCGCTTATAAAGAAGAAATTGCACAAGCACGTAATTTTCTGGAAAAAACAAAGAGTAAATATTACGACGAGATCAAGTTGAGACCGGGCGTTACTCAAGAACAACAGAAAGCTACGGACTTTTTCAATAGATATAACAAGGAACAAGAAATAGTTGCACAACGTCACGAGGAGTTTAAAGCAAATACTAATGACTTATTATCCGAGGAATTCAAAGGTTTTGAATTTAATATAGGAGATAAAAGATTTAGATATGGAGTTTCAAACCCAAATGAAGTTGCTAAACAACAATCTGACCTATCTGAATTTGTTAAGAGGTTCTTGGATGAAGACGGTAACGTTAAAGATTATGTTGGCTATCATAAAGCTATTTATGCGGCAGGAAATTCCGATACTATAGCAAAACATTTTTATGAGCAAGGCAAAGCTGATGCTGTTAAAGATGTTATTGCTAAATCTAAAAATATAAATAATACTCCAAGGACGCCTGCGTCTGAAGGTGATATTTTTATTAGTGGATTTAAAGTAAAGGCAATGTCCGGTGTTGATAGTTCTAAGTTAAAAATACAACGTAAAAACAAAAACTAATAAATAAATAAAATGAGTTTAGTAAATCAAGGGAGTTTCCCGGCGTCAATAGTGCCAGCGCAAAAGAAAATGGCATTAGAAACTAATTTCCTAGAGTTCAATACTGGAACTGGAAAAGATTTCGCACAACAATATCTACCTGAGCTTTATGAAGCGGAAGTAGAAAGATACGGAAACAGAACTTTAGGTGGTTTCTTGAGAATGGTAGGAGCTGAAATGCCAATGACTTCTGATCAAGTAATTTGGTCTGAACAAAATAGACTACATGTAGCTTATAAAGGTTTAGGAGCAAATATTGGCCAATCTGCACCTGGAAATGCTGGTGCAAAAGATGTTGGTAACGATGTGACTATTACACCTTCGTTGACTGGGACAGGTTTAGGCGGAGCAAACCAAACTAAGCACGCTATAAGAGCCAACCAAACTATATTAATATCTGATCAAGCTACTGGTTTAGTTACTGCTAAATTGTTAGTAATTAGTGTTACTGATACAACTGTCGTATGTAGATTATACGGAACAAGTACTGTTCCTGGTGCATTACTTGCAACTAATGCTGTAAACATATTTGTTTACGGTTCTGAATTTAGAAAAGGAACAATTGGTATGATAGGTTCTATTGAGCCAAATTTTACTCAGTTTTCTAACAGACCTGTAATTATCAAAGATACTTACGAAATAAATGGATCTGATACTGCTCAAATTGGGTGGGTAGAAGTTGCTACTGAAGATGGAACATCTGGATACTTATGGTATTTAAAGGCTGAGTCTGAAACTAGATTACGTTTTGAAGATTATCTTGAAATGATGATGGTTGAAGGTGAAGATGCAAAAACAACTGCTGGAGCCGCTACCGCTTTGAGTGCTTTAAATTATGAAGGTACACAAGGTTTATTTGCTGCTATTGAAGATAGAGGTAATATATATTCTGGTTTTGCTGGTGCTGCTGCTCCTGGTTCAGGTGCTTTAGGTGATTTTGATGAAATCCTTAAAAACTTAGACAAGCAAGGTGCTATTGAAGAAAACATGTTATTCTTATCAAGATCTACGGCTCTTGATTTTGACGATATGATTGCTGCTCAAGCTGGTGGAGGTTATGCTTCTACTCAGTCAGCTTCTTATGGTTTATTCGATAATGAAGAAGATATGGCAATGAATTTTGGATTTTCAGGATTTAGAAGAGGTTCTTATTACTTTTATAAGACTGACTGGAAGTACTTAAATGACGCTTCTACAAGAGGATTAGACAAAGAGATTGATGGTGTAATGATTCCTGCTGGAACAACTACAGTATACGATCAAATGTTAGGATCTAATATTAGACGACCTTTCTTACATGTAAGATACAGAGCTTCTGAAACTGAAGATAGAAGATTCAAAAACTGGATTACTGGTTCAGTTGGTGGAGCTTACACTTCTGATTTAGATGCAATGACTGTAAACTTCTTATCTGAAAGATGTTTAGTAACTCAAGCTGCTAATAACTTCGTGTTATTTAAAGGAGCTTAATTAATTATAAACATTTAAAAATATAGAAATTATGGCATACATAAAATTTAAAAGAAACCAAACAAACGAAGCTACTGAGATGTTGTTAAACGTAGATGATATTGTTACAATAAATTCTACAAGTACAACAAACTTAACAATTAAAACTGCACTAGTAACTAAAGAAGGAGTTGGGGCAGCAGCAGCAGAGATTCTTGTCTATACTCTTCAAGTTGCTGCATTAACAGGTATAACTTTAACTAGACCAAGTATTGTTCAATCAGTTATTGATACAATGCAGTTAGCTGGTACAGACGGTGGTAATGCACCTACTGTTCCAACTATGGAAGTACAGTCAGTTGGAATTGCTGGAGGAATCGCTTAAGGTGAATTAGCAAAAAACAATAATAAGATCCCGCTTCGGCGGGGTCTTTTTTAATTATTATATTATATTATATTATGGAAACAAAAGAAAAGAAAACCACAGCTAAAGCTGTAAAAACTCCTGAGGTAAAAAAAGACACTTGGGAATATAAAGATAGAAATTATTACCTTTTAGGAGGTAAAAATCCTTTAACATATACTTTACCTAGCAAGCACAATACTAGATACCCTTTAGTTTGGTTTGACAAACAATTAGGATATGAAAGAGAATTAAGATATGCAACAAATCAAAAAAGTATTTTTGTAGATGAACAACAAGGGCAGGTTACATTAAAACATATTGTTTTTGAAAGTGGTCATTTAATGGTTCCTAAAGAAAAAAGAAATTTACAAGAGTTTTTGTATAAACACCCTCATATAGGTTTTGTTTTTGGAGAGCATGACCAAGTTGAAGAAGCTATAGATGAAGTAGAAACTTTAGAATTACAATTATTAGCTATGAACGCAGCTTCTCAAATGGATATCGACTTTGCAGAGGCTATATTAAGAGTTGAACAAGGTTCTTCTGTATCTAAACTAAGTTCTAAAGAACTAAAAAGAGATTTATTGCTATTTTCAAAAAGAAATCCAGCTCTATTTATAGAATTAGCTAATGATGATAATGTACAGCTTAGAAATTTTGCTATTATAGCGACTGAAGCTAATATAATAAAATTATCACCAGATAATAAATCATTTATGTGGGCAAGTAATGGTCGTAAATTAATGAACGTTCCTTTTGATGAAAACCCATACTCGGCAATGGCCTCTTGGTTTAAAACAGATGAAGGGCTTGAGGTTCATAAATCCATCAATAAAAAACTAAAATAACAAGTGATTATAAATAAAGGTGGTTTACGCCACCTTTTTTTTTAAAAATATTAAAATGGCAATAGACGTAAACACGGTATATACAACAGTATTAAGTATTCTTAATAAAGAACAGCGTGGTTATTTAACTCCTTACGAGTTTAATCAAATAGCTACTCAAGTTCAATTAGAAATCTTTGAAAAATTCTTTGAAGATTACAACCAGTATATACGCATGCCTAAAACAAATGTAGAATTTGCTTCAAGAATGGATCATCTAATGGAAGAGTTTCAAATTTTTGAAGAAAACAATTTTGCACTAAGTGTTTCTGGTAATGTTTATACTCAGCCAACTAACTTACATAGATTTGGTTCTGCTTCTTACAATAGAGGTTTAAATTCTCCTCCTATAGAAATATTAAGTAATAGAGATTACAATCAAATAAAACTATCTCCACTAACTCAACCTAGCTCAAATTTTCCAGTAGCTAAGTATAAAGGAAATAAATTAACTGTATTTCCAACTACAAATTCACCAGTAAAAGAAGATATAAGCTTTAATTATATTAGAAAACCTCAAGACGTTGTTTGGGCTTATAGCACGGGTACTTTAGGTCAATACATATATCAATCACAAACAATTGGATCTGGAATAATACCTAATACCGGAACTAAACAATTTGAAATTGATGATAGTCAGCAATCGGAAGTTGTACTAGAAGTATTAAAATACGCAGGTGTAGTTATAAGAGATCCACAAATAGTACAAGCAGTTTCTCAAGAACTAGCAAGTGGCGAAGCAAATCAAAAAAGATAAAATATGGCAATAATAACTGAAACAAATGCTCAATACTATTCTGGACAACAGGTTTTTCCAGATATAACGGCTGTTAATACGTCTTTTAAATGCACTTTTGAAACTGATGTTATCAGCGCGTTTAATTCTACAGGTGTTCAAATACATGATGCATCTAATTACACTATATATGTAAACGGCTCTCCAGTAGCAGAAAATTTGTCATATATTTCTGACATTCCTAACAATATAATAACTTTAAGAACTATATCTTCTGGGAGTGTATTTGTACAATTAAAACAACCATCTATAAATAAAAATTATGATAGCTATTCTTATGTAAGCATTGTAGATATAGTTAATAATTTTATGGTTGCTTATGTAGGTATGGACAAATTAATACCTAGATGCAAGAGATCTGATGTTATATTTCATGCTAAAAGAGGTTTACAAGAGTTTAGTTATGATACTTTAAAAAGTATTAAATCACAGGAATTAACAATACCGCCAAGCTTATCATTACCAATACCCCAGGATTACGTAAATTACGTTAGATGCTCTTGGATAGATTTAGATGGTGTACAGCGTATAATATACCCTGTAAATAATTTAACAGCTGATCCAACAGAATTGCCTTTACAAGATTCTTCTGGTATTCCAACTCAAAATTCCTTTGGTGGTAATAATGAAGCTCAACAATCATTTACAGAAGAAAGATGGCAAAGCCTTAACACGGAAGAACTTACAGGAGACGTCACAAATGATTCAAATGATGTTTATGATTATGATTGGTGGAAACTTAATTATGGTCAAAGATATGGATTAGAACCTGAAATATCTCAATCTAATGGTTGGTTTAATATAAACGAAAGACTAGGTACTTTTTCTTTTTCTAGTGGTATGGCACTTTCTTTAATAGTGCTAGAATACATCTCAGACGGTTTATCATATGATATGGACACAAGAATACCTAAAATGGCAGAAGATGCCTTATATGCTCATATAATGTATTCTATAATAGCTACTAGAGCTAATTTTCCAGAATATATTGTTCAAAGATACAAAAAAGAAAGATCAGCTAAGCTTAGAAATGCTAAAATAAGATTATCTAATTTAAAATTAGATCAAGTTACTCAGGTAATGAGAGGTAAGTCTAAATGGATTAAATAAAAATAAATGAGTAAAATACAAAATACTTTTGTTAAGTCTAAAATGAACAAAGACCTAGATGATAGGTTATTATCTAATGGAGAATATAGAGAAGCTAAAAACGTTAGTGTAAGTAGGTCTGAAGGAGATGACGTTGGGGCTCTTGAAAATGTTTTAGGAAATAAGCTTTTAACAAGCTTTAACCTAGACGACGTAACGGGCTTGACTTGTATTGGCTTTTATACAGAAATAGATAATAGTAGAATATTTGCTTTTTTAACTAATTTTAGTGATACTTCTAATAATCAAATTTCTATACCAGCACCTTCTGGAGCTTACTGTGCAATAGCTGTTTATGATTTAAAAAACGAATCTTTTCAAATATTAATTAATAATTCTTTTTTAAATTTCTCAACTACTCACAATGTGCTTGGTATAGACTTGATAGAAGATTTACTTTTTTGGACAGACAATAGAAATCAACCTAGAAAAATAAATATTAATAGAGCAATGTCTAATGATGCTAATTCAACATCGCCTTACTATACTAATTCTGATCAAATATCTGTTGCAAAATATTTCCCTTATAATGCTCCTTTTTTACATAATACTACAGTAAGAAACGGTAGTATAAATAATAATGTTTTCACAATTGTAGGATTATTAGGAACTTCTGGTTTAACAGAAGGAATGTATTTGCAGTTTCAAAATCAACCTGACAATGTTAATATTCAAGTGCTTAAAATAATAGACTCATCTAGCCTTGAGGTATCTGCTATTAATTTAATTACAGGATTAACAGTGAGTATTAGTAATGTAAATAGTTCAATAACTTTTATTGATAGCTCAATGGTTAATAGAACTGAAGAATGGCTGCCACCTTCATTTTCATTGTTAAGAACAGGTATTGGTGGTACTACAAACCCCGC